GATACGCTATCCCAAAACGTGACAACCAAGCCCAAGGAACTGAAAATGCAAAATGATGACTTAACCTCCACGACTGATTTGGATAAAGAGCAACAAAAAATGTTCAGGGAAATGCTTGATGCTGAATCAGTTAATGACACCGTTAGGGCAACAAAAGCCCACAATCGAATTAAAGAAATTGAAGATGAACAACACAAGGCACATGCTGAAGCGCGTGCCTATTACTTGAAGAAACTACAAAAGGGGAAAAATGGCTAAGAAATTCACCGAAATTGAAATTCTATTGGCTTGCAAAAAAGGGCTTGGCTTGGCAACTGACTCCGCATTTGCAGATGCGTTGGGCATCTCGCGGCAAAAACTATACAACTGGTTGAACGGCATCAACAAGCCTTCAACCGACGTGTTGAAACTTTGGGCACTGGTACTTCTACCAGTTACTAAATGGAAAGCTCACCTAGCAATTGATTTACTAAAAACCCGTGGCATGTCTGCTGAAATTCCTTGCACTTGTGACAGGAATGGAAATGGCGAGATCACAATAAAGAATCCTATTTGCCCAAAGCACTTTGAAGAAAAAGAATTGGAACCCGTGCACTGAGCATTGACAGAAACAAAAAAAGGAGAATAAGCAATGAAAAAAATAAAACACACAAATCCTAATGGTTCAGTTGTAGAGATTTCAATTGGTGAGTGGGCTTCAATTGGTGCACGGGCTTCAATTGGTGAGTGGGCTTCAATTGGTGAAGGGGCTTCAATTGGTGAAGGGGCTTCAATTGGTGCACGGGCTTCAATTGGTGAGTGGGCTTCAATTGGTGCACGGGCTTCAATTGGTGCACGGGCTTCAATTGGTGAGTGGGCTTCAATTGGTGAAGGGGCTTCAATTGGTGCACGGGCTTCAATTGGTGCACGGGCTTCAATTGGTGGGTGGGCTTCAATTGGTGAAGGGGCTTCAATCACAGACCAGTACAGTTATTTTGTAATAAACGATATTGGCTCTCGTCGTGCTCCTTGCGTTGTTCATGTTCATAAAAATCTTGGTGTTGTTGTAAGTACAGGATGTCAAAAAAACATCTTGCCAAAGGACTTTTACAAAAAGGTCATTCTTAATCATGGAAAAACAGAACATGGGAAGCGCTATTTAGCACGTGTCAAATTTGCAGTCAAAGAAGTTTCGGAATGGCTAAAAGAACATTCGCAAGGGAAATCAAAATGACCACCCCTGCTCTCACTTACACCACGTTAGTGCAACTACCAGAGATTGAATCATCCCATCTGCGTGAGGCGCAATGGGCATGTGACTGGTGGCGGCAACAATACGTGGAAGCAAAAGAAAAAAGCGAAAGTGCCTGGAAAACATATAGCGACGCAATCGACAATAACGAACCTCGTGAATACAAAGATGCTTTATACGAAATTGCAAAAATATTCGATGCCATTCGCCGTGACACATGGGTCATGTGGGACCAGGCTAAGGCCATTTATTTGGCACTACACAACTAGGAGGACTTATCGAATAACTCAACCCAATCTCACTGTCTCAATTTTCAAACCAAACCACTAACTAAAGGAAAAACTAATGACAACCCCAACAACTGAAACAAAAGAATTTGATCCGTTTGAAAGCGCTTCCAATCCCGTCGTGCAAACCTATGACATTTTTGGAAAGGTGGAGATTTCCGCCTGGGCTTGTGCTTTGGTCAGGGGCCACGGGAAAGTTGCCTACGATCCTGCTATCCATGAAAAGCGGTTCACTGCCGTTGATATTTTCATTCAACCCTTGCCGGAAATTGACGTTAAGTATCCCAAGTCTCTGGAAGATCATCCAATCTCCGAAAGCAAAGAATGGGCAAGTATCACGCTTCAATCAATCAAGGCTCTTGGCATTGATAACGTGCGAGAACTCAACGACAAGTGGGTCCGGGTTGCACGTGTACCCAATGGCAAGCAGTATGAAAAGAAAGACACTCAGGGGAACAAAACCGGGCAGATGGCTGATGAAACCACTTTCAAATTTGTAGCTTTGTTTGCTGATGAGAACGAATGTCGTGCCGCTTACATTGCTGCTGGTGGTCAACCCAGTGGCAACGGTCACAACATTCCCACTCCTGTTGTGCCAACCTCCGAGAATACCGAAATGGCAACCGCTTATGCGTTTCTGAAAGTGATCGTTGGAAATGCTGCACGCGGGAAAACCACTTGGGCCGATGCCAAGGCTGCGGTTGCTCAGGCGCTGGCGCAATATCCGACCGTTGCGAAATTCTACACGGCGGATTCGGTCGAAACCGGTGGACTCATCACAGAGACAACCCAACTGCTGCCCTTCTAGGTGATTGCAATGGATCTTGTAATTTTCGTCAACCCGATCACTGAAAAGATTGAACAGATGCCACTGCAAATGGTTTGTGCTTATGTACCGTATGTCTCTTATTTGGATTTAGAGACCGCCGCCAAGGTCGCTGCGATCCGTGATGAAGAGGCAGCAACTAATTTGCTGCTGAGCGCCGCAGAACGATACTCAGTATCAGTCTCTGAGGGTTGCGAACTCGACATCCTCGCCATTGAGCCACCGTCACTACGGTAGTTCACTGGTGAGGGTTGACACACCCTCACCTCTCCTTCTTTACGGTGGGTAGGTTGGTAGTACCTACCCACCAAAAGCAATTATTCAGGATTTTATTATGACTACAAAACATACTCCCGGTCCGTGGCAAGTTACGAACACTATGGGAAAAGTGGCAATCACAATTCCACATAACTCAATAGGAATTGCACCATACATCGTTTGTCACATTTGGCCGCATATCGAGAAGGGTGAACCTGATGCCAATGCCCGCCTGATTGCTGCCGCACCTGAGTTGTTGGAAGCGGCAAAAAAAGCTCTTGAAGATTGCGTTGATTTGATTGCCACAGAAGCGGGAATAGCTCTTGAAAAAGCTATTGCCAAAGCAGAGGGCAGATAATCATGTCACAAATCAATGCAATCATGATCGACAACCGTGAGCCTGAATTTTTTCAAAGGCTCAAATTCGGCGGCGTGCCAACGATGGTTATTCAGCTTGAAACCGGCGATGTGCAAGCAGTCACTGATGATGGTTGCACATTGGTGTTTGAAAGAAAAACACCGTCTGATTTTCTCAACACTCTCAAAGAAGATCGTCTTTTCCCGCAACTTGCACGCATGACTGAACTTCGCAATGCGCAGTTGTACGGAGAATCACTGAACTACTGGCCTTATCTCATTGTAACTGGTCAGTTTCTACCAGGCTCCGATGGAAAGGTAGTTGCAGATGGTCGAGTAACCGGATGGAGTTTTGCCAGTGTAATGGGAACACTTCTCAGCATTCAAGAGATGGGAGTGTTCGTAGTGTTCTGCAACGGTGACATGGATTATGAAAACGCAATCCTGCGCATCGGCAAGCGGGATAGAAATCCAGAAACAAAAATATTCGCTCCCAGACCTGCGAGGACATTGGGACCGAAGATTGATTTTCTTACTGGTATTCCTGGCATTGGCATTGAACATGCACAAAGTATTTTGCAATGGTCTGGCGACAACGTTGCACATGCTCTTATCGGTCTCACTGATATGGAAATCAAATCACCCGTGGGATTGAACTTGCGCCGGAGATTTAGAGACCTGTTGGGATTGCAAGACTGCGAAAATTTCGAGATCACCGGAACCCAAATCACTGAACCAATTTTGAAAGGATAACAACCAATGACAAATGAATTCTCGGTTCTATTTACCCTTGAAGTGGAAAAGAATCCTAAATACCAATCTCCGATTATAGAGGTCTATGACACTGAATATTTAGAACTTCCGAGGCAGGAAGGTCCGAATATACGAGACGTGCTTGAGCCTTATGAGATAGTACAGAACATCAATTGTTATGAGCCGGTGGAGGCACTCGAAAGCGGTACATATGATTGTTTACTTACTGGCACATGGGATTATGAATATTCCTATGACTGTGAAGGCAACAAAGATGCAGAACTAATGATTGACATCAAGTTTTTCGCAACTCAAAAAACCAAGACAGAAGATGAAACCCCGGACGAATGGAAATTCCTTACTCCGGGAGCCAACGACTAAGGATAAACCAATGACAACCAAAACCAAAACAACCGCAATCGAAAAACAAAAGACTGAAATCATCCCCACCGCGGCGACAAGAGAACTCACTCCTGGCGTATGGGCCATGATTGAAAAGATGGCACCGGTGATGCATAAAGCACACTTGTTTGGGGTAACAAGTCCAGATCAAGCCGCGGCGATCATGCTAAAGGGTTATGAATTGGGATTATCCATCACCGCAAGTTTTGAACTCGTGCAAGTTATTCAAGGCAAACCCGCGTTATCTCCTCGCGGCGCAATGGCAATCCTGCTCAGTCACCCTGCGGTACAGGAAATCAAGATCGAACGCATTACCGATGAAAAGAAAAATTTCTTTGGCTATCAATGTCACATGACCCGAAAGAACGGCTTTAGTTTCGTTGGTGCATTCACTCTTGAGGATGCACGACGTGCAGGTTTGCTGAAACCTGATTCTGGTTGGGTCAAGTATCCCGAAAATATGTGCATGTGGCGTGCTGTTGGCTTTGCCGCTGATGTGGTATTTCCTGATGTTACTGCTGGCATGACCAGTCTCATGAAAGCTCCGGAAATGTATGGCGTGGCACTGACCCAAGGTGGAGATGTGATTGATGTTCCAAGTGTCGACCCGTTGCAAGAACTTGTCAATGATTTTGGTGCCGAGCGGGTTATGGAAGCCAATGACGGCAAGATCCCGACCAATGACCAAGTGGAAGAAGTACGACGCAAACTGCAAGAGGCACGTACCTAATCAATCCATAATCCTGCGGTACCCGTGACATGCTAGTTTCTATTCTCCTTATGGCTTGACGGTACTCGCGGGGCTTTGAATGTATCGGATGCAATCAATCCGCCATCTCGATTTGCATATCCGTTACAGAGTGCATTGGGTGCGTCGTACCACTTAGGTGACGTAAACAGTCCACAGGCCCAATACACGATGCCAAACCGTAATAGTCGGACGAAACTGTGTGCAATTCAAACTTGGCATTTAGAGCAAGAGCATGATGGAGCTAGCCTTATCTAGCCTGTAAGTTCTTGCTCGAAATCCACCAACGCAAGTGCCAGCAGTTGCAAAGGTGAGACCACCAAAATTCAGATGATGACAATTCTGCTGGCAAGCAATTATCCAAAATCAATTTTAGCCATTTTAGGATGCAAGTGTCAGACTTTGAAACCATACCCTTTCCTGACATGTCACAGCTTGTGACAGAACGAGATATACCATGCAACCCGTAAGTAAAGCCCGTGCCCGAAAACTCGCAAATTCACTATTGCGCCAAAACAAGGAAATCCCTTGGCGTGACCTCGCAAAAACCTATGGAGTGGCCGCCGGAACACTGAACAGAATAGCCAAAAGTCACGGTGCATGGTTGCCAAAGGATGACTGCATACTGATTGCACTTGGCTTGACAGCTCCACGAAAACCCCACGTCAAACCTGAACTTCTACCAGGTGAGAAAGAAACCAAGAAACGGATTGCACTCATGGCAAAGAACTTACGAAACTCATTCAAGGAATTTACATCATGAGCAAATGTCAACTTACTTCCGATGGCGGCGGTATCTCCGTCAAAACACCTTATGACCCTGGCTTTGTGGCTGATTTGAAAAGCACGATCCCTTATACGGACCGGAGATACAAACCGGAAACAAAAACGTGGATTGTCACTCCCTCGTACGGAACAACACTGCAAGACCTGTGCAATAAATATTTTGGTGAAATGCCATTGTTGCCCACGGGATTGAATGTAAGTCCTGCAATCACACAGAAGATTTTGGATGTGAGATACATCGGGCAGACTAAAGACCGTGGCACTGATGAACGCTCCGCTTATGGTTGGCATGCTAACGGGTGGAACGTGATCTTTCCAGAATCCGTGCTCCGTGGTTGGTTCGATGCTCCATCGTATCCTGATGAACAACCAAACCTATACTCAGTATTGGCTTGTTCACGCACGGCGACCGATGACGAAATAAAGGGTGCATACCGAAGAATGGTCAAACAGTGGCATCCCGATCATTCAAAAGAGCCGAACGCGCACGAGCAATTCTTGACCATCCAACATGCCTATGAAGTACTAACTCGTAATAGAGAACGTTATGACGTGGGTCTAGCCTTCGAGATGAGTCTACGCAATACGCCAAAAACAGATAACCAGTACTCAGTATCAAATGGTTATCGTTCACCCCTTCGATGTGGGCTGATTATGTGTGAAGGCATTGAAAGCATGGGATTGTTTACTGTCTCAAAAATATTTGCCTGGGAAGATGTGAAAGATTCTTACGGTCGCACATTGGTATCAAGTTGGCCTAAAGGCGCTGATGCCTTCGAGGAAATCTGGGTGTGACATGACAAAATTACTGCTGCTCAACTTTGTAAACAGTTTCAAGTCAATCGCCGAACCATCTACCGAGACTTGGAGTTACTTCAAGAATTGAACGTCCCCTTGTACAAAAATGAGCGTGGGTTCACGATCATGGGCACATACAAAATTCCGTCCTATCGACCGGAACTCATAAATGAAATCTCAAAGGATACTACCCATGAACAATGACATCACTAACTATCCGTTATCATGGCCGGCGTTTCAGCCACGCACAAAACCACAAGACCGTGAGCGTGCAAGATTTGGCACACGAGGCAGAACTGGTTATACCGGTAATTATGTATCCGGTCACAAACATACCATCTCTGAGAGTGCTCAGGAACTTGAACAAGAAATACGTCGCATGGGTGGAAGCAACATGATCATTTCATCCAATCTTAGGGTGAAAGCAAATGGCGTACCTTATTCAGGTCAACGCACGCCTGATGACCCTGGCATAGCCGTTTATTTCAAATGGCATAAAAAAGATTTGGCTTTTGCCTGTGATAAGTGGTTATCCATTGAAGATAACCTGTGGGCAATTGTCAAACACATTGAAGCCTTGCGAGGTCAAGAGCGTTGGGGAGTAGGAACACTTGACCAGGCTTTTGCAGGGTATGCAGCCCTTCCGGATCCTGACACACTGGAATGGTGGCAAGTGCTGCGAGTAAAACAAGATGCAAGCGATCAGGAAATCCGACGTGCTTATTTGCAACTGGCAAAACACTATCACCCTGACACTGGTGATAACGGTGGTGATCCTGTGATGTTTAGCCAAGTGCAAAAGGCTTATGACACAGCAATGGGAAAGGCGAGGTAATAACATGCACACTGGAATGCTTTGGTTTGATAACTCATCTGCAACGCTGGAATCAAAGATACAAAAAGCCGCGGATTATTACCACAAGAAATATGGACGAATGCCTGACTTGTGTTTGGTGCATCCCAACATGTTCAAAGATGCAAAGCTGAACGATGGCAAAATCACTGTTCGCCCTTACCGCCCTGTGTTACCAGGTCATATCTGGATTGGGATTGAAGATAAGGAGTGAGGCAGAATGAACAAGATTGAATATGTCGAAGTAAGGCTTAATGATGGTGATGGAAACGACTACATAAATTTTTATGTAGATGGCGTCACTCATTCGTATTTGCTTGAAGATGTATTTGAGCAGATGCAAAGCGCATCTCAAATTATGCCTTGTGGTCACCTAGTGCACTATCAGGTTCAGGAGAAGGATACTCAGTATTGTTTGCTTTGTCGGGTGAATGAACAACACGCTGCAATTGTATATTTGGAAAAAACAATCAAAAACGCCTATGTACTTTTAGATGACGATCACATTGAAGCCGCCCAAACGGTTTTGCAGTTCCAAATGGAAAAGGTGAAAGCATGAATAACACTCAACTTGTCAAAGGCTCATTAGGTGCAATTGCCGCACAGGAAGGCAAAAGCATCGCTGAAAGTTTTGTAAATGCAGACGTGGTGATCATCACCGACACATCAGGAAGTATGGAAGCACATGACTCACGAGGTGGCAAGTCGAGATACGAAGTCGCATGTGATGAACTCAAACAACTCCAAGCCAGTCTCCCTGGCAAGCTGGCGCTGTTGAGTTTTTCCAATGATTGTGTTTTCTGTCCCGGTGGCATTCCCTTCCAGTTCGGTGGTAGTACGGATTTGGCAAAAGCTCTGAAATTTGCCAAACTCGCCGACGTAACGGGGATGCGGTTTATTGTCATCAGTGACGGTGAACCAGATAACGAGAACGAAGCCTTGAGGGTTGCCAAGACCTACAAAAATAAGATTAGCACGATCTATGTAGGTCCAGAGGGTGGCGAGGGTCAGGAGTTCTTGCGCAAGCTAGCTAAGGCTTCTGGTGGTCAAGGGGTCACCGCGGCAAAGGTGGCGCAACTCGCGGATAATGTTCAGAAATTATTGTTGACATCATGACAATTCTTTTAGTAAATGCAAACTCATTACATATTCCCCTCACTGATAAATCTGTTCAGTGTTGTGTGACTTCACCGCCTTATTACGGCTTGCGGGACTATCAAACCGCGAAATGGGAAGGCGGGAGTCCTGAGTGTGACCACAAAGCACCCCCGGCTGGTGGAATCGGCGAGAGCTCGAAATTGCAACTCAAAACGAAACGAATTGATTTTGCTTCAGGCTTTTATAAATCCACTTGTGGCAAATGCGGTGCGCTCCGTGTAGATAATCAAATCGGCCTGGAAGAAACGCCTGAGCTATACGTTTCCAAACTGGTGGAAGTATTCCGCGAAGTGTGGCGCGTGATGAAAGATGACGGGACTCTGTGGCTGAATTTGGGAGACTCTTATTGGGCTAATAGAGCTGGCAATGGCGAAGCAGGCGGGGAGGGTAGAACGGCATTGTCTGGCCGAGTGCATCAAACCCGCGCGGGCGGACGCCCGCGCGGAGACATCAAACCCAAAGACCTGATTGGAATTCCCTGGATGGTTGCCTTCGCTCTCCGTGCCGATGGCTGGTATTTGCGAAGTGATATTATCTGGGCAAAGTCCAACCCCATGCCCGAATCAGTGACCGACCGCCCCACTAAAAGCCATGAGTATATTTTCCTGCTAAGTAAAAGTGCATCGTATTACTACGACGCGGAGGCGATAAAAGAGCCGGCGAAATATAGCGCGTCCGACCGGATCGAACGTGCTAAGGGAAATCATAAATCCAATCCAGATGAAAAACGAAATGGCATCCGGGTGCGCAAACCTGCTGGCTGGGACATAAGCCGTCAGGGCGCGCACGGTGCATTCCACCGAGACGGCCGTTCGCTGGATGTTGAATACACCACCACGCACGCGGAAACCCGTAATAAACGCTCTGTCTGGACCGTAGCCACTAAGCCCTATGTAGACGCCCACTTCGCCACATTCCCCCCAGCTCTGATTGAGCCATGTATCCTGGCTGGCAGCCGAGTGGGCAACACGATACTTGACCCGTTCGGCGGCAGCGGTACTACCTCACAAGTGGCGAGACTCTTGAAAAGACACTCAGTATGTGTTGACTTATCTCTATCCTACCTCCGCGAACAGGCACGAACGCGGTTGCAACTCACCGCACTGGAAGAGTTTCAAAACGGGAAAAAAGTCTCAGGCGGTTATGACGATCTCCCACTCTTCATGGACTCAATGCAATGACCTCCAACGATCCCCGCGCGGAATGTGGTAGAATTGCAATTGCTGAGGGTGTTCGTGTATTTTTATTTGTCCGCGGAATGCCGCTATTAATGGAATGCACGAGCCCCTCAGCAAGGCAAGGACAAACCATTGATAGCGGCACTTTGCGTTTAAGGAATGAGCAATGAAGAATCAAATAAAAGAAATCAAACTGTCTGAAATCATCTTGGATAAAAAAGCCCAGCCCCGCGCAGACGTAGACGGCAAGGTCATTGATGAATACCGCGCTGACCTCATGGCTGGCGACACGTTCCCTCCGTTAGTTGTCTTTGCCAATGGAGATGACAAATACTATTTGGCAGATGGTTGGCATCGCTATCATGCAATGGTCAATCTCAACTCTGACGGTGAGGCTGTTTGTACTGTTCATCATGGCGATTTGCGGGATGCAATTCTTTATAGTTGCGGTGTAAATACAGATCACGGAAAACGTCGAACTGAGGGTGATAAGCGCCGAGCAATTAAACGACTATTGCAAGATGATGAATGGGTGAAGTGGTCGAACAGAGAGATTCTTAGGAATTGCAAGATACCGTATGGGGGTAGTTGGAACTCATTCATTGAGAGTGAGAGAAAAAATCTCACTGCACCTGCAGGTGCAGTGACAACCGAGCGACAGTACACCACAAAGCACGGCACGGTTTCCACAATGAACACTTCCAACATCGGCAGCAACAGCAAAACCGCAGAATCAGAATCAGAGCAACCCACGTTTCAAGTAATCACCGAACAACCAGAGCCAGCATTCTCACCACTGAATTACCAGTTATTTGTCAGTCCGATAAATGAACTTAGAGAACATCTTCCGCCCGCCTCAGTAGATGTAATTATTACCGATCCGCCATATCCGAAAGAATACATGCATACGTATTTCGAGTTAGCGGAACAGGCCGCGGAGATTTTGAAACCCAGTGGCGTCCTGGTTGCTATGTCCGGCCATCCATATATCAAAGAGCTGATTGAAGGAATGTCAAAGTTTTTGAAATTCCATTGGCTTGGATGTTACTACATGCCAACCGGTCCCCATGCCTCACTTCAACCATACCGAGTATCTGTTTACTGGAAACCGTTGTTGATATTCTGTAAAAACAAATGGCCCAATCGAGTATTCAAGGATGTATTTATCAACAATGAGGCAGATAAAGATTTTCATCATTGGGGACAAGGCGTTGGAGGATTTGAGGAAATTGTCAATGCGTTCACGTTCCCAAATGAAACTGTGCTTGATCCATTTGTTGGAGGTGGCGCAACTGCTATCGCTACATTGAAAAACGGACGGTATTTTATTGGCTCAGACATTAGCACCGATGAAGTAGAGAAGACTCGTAAGAGAATCGTTGAGGTGGTCAAATGAATAACTGGGCTCTTGCCACTTGTGTTTATTGCGGAGAAAAATTTATGTCTAGGGGAGAACCACATTGTTGGAGAAGCAATTGTAAATGGAGGTATCGTCAAGAACATCACGATTCAGAAGAAGAAAAAACCATGAATGTAATTCGCCCATTCACAGACCGTCATCATTTACCAGATAGATGGGTTTCTTTCAATGGGAAATTATGCGCGTGGGACTTGAAAACAAATGTGTTTGTAGAAGATAACTCGCATGACGAATATTTCCGTTTATTCAAACAGGACAAGATCCCAGTTTTTATTGTTTACATAGACCAAGGGCAAGAATTAGCGAATTGGATTCAGTCTTTACGCTGGGATGGCCCCAATCCTCCATCACCTAATAGCACTTGTGGCGATTCTTATTATCGTATATCGGGAGGCATACCACTTCAAGACTTCTTGGATTTGCAGAAGGTATAACGATGCCGCCAAACAGAACAACGGTTTTCCGAACCAATCTATCACTGTCTGAAATTGCCGAATTCGTAAAACGCGGCGAGGTAGGAGACGCTGAATTGTTTGCACACCAATATAAAGATCAAGTTGTCTTTGACCATTCAACAGATGATTGGTACATCTTCCGCGGTGCATATTGGGAGAAAGATGCAAAGCGCGAAATCATCAGATATGTTGGCAATCGACTTGCAGCGATATATCTCTATGCCGCTGGTGATGAAAGAAACGCTAACGGGGAATCAGAACTCTATGAAATGCTTACTGGCCGTGCGGCAGATTTGCATAAGATAATCAGAATCAAGCACGTATTAGAGCTGGCGGCCAGCGAACCCGGAATTACTATGAGCGGTTCCGAGTGGGATATATGCCCTGACTTACTACCCGTCAATAATGGCGTGGTTGAACTCAAAACAGGGATCATGCGAACATCAAGCCCTACTGAGTATATACGCCGTCATTCATCTGTTGATTGGATGGGACTGGATGCACCCGCACCACTTTGGGAAAAAACAGTTATAGAAATCTTTGACTGTAACAGCGACATGGTTTCATTCATTCACAGGCTTTTTGGATATGCAACTTGTGGATATATCACCGAACACAAGTTACCTATCTTCTTAGGCGAGGAAGCACGCAATGGTAAGACAACAATCTTTGAAACATTGAACAAAGTATTAGGAAATGAATTTTGTGCTTCGATACCTGTAAAGGTTCTCATGAAAGGCAGTTTTGATTCTGATGGTAATAGCCCGGAGCCTTACATAGCTTCATTGCGTGGTAAGCGTTTGGTGTATGCGTCCGAAAGTGCAAAGGGAATGAAATTGAACAGCGCGCTCGTAAAAAAACTAACAGGTGGAGACCAGCTAAATGCACGTGGACTGTATGAAACGCCAACAGCATTTGACCCTACACATAAGATCATGCTATTCACCAACGATAAGCCAATCGTACCTCCTGAAGATCAGGGGATATGGGAAAGAATAATGCTTATTGAACTCAAAATAAGTTTTGTTGATAATCCGGATCCTCAGAAACCAAATCAACACGCCGTTGATAAAAGTATAGGCGAAAAGCTGAAGCCTGAATATCCAGGGATCCTCGCCTGGCTTGTACGCGGTTTTATGAAATGGCAAGAGCAGGGATTGAACCCACCTGCTGAAGTTGTTGATGCGACGAACCAATATCGCGAGAGTGAAGATTTATTGGCTGAATATATAAAACATGGTTGCACCGTTGGCGATCCCCTGCTTTATCAGGTGCGCGTGATGGATATTTTTACTCATCATCGAAGTTGGTGCTCAAAGTACGGCATGACAGCTTTAGACCTGAAAGAATTCAAACAACAGATGAAAAGGAAATTCGGCGATCCTAAAAAAAAGAACAATGGTTGGTTTTACCTCGGGTTGGAGTTGAAACCGTAAAAAGTGACGAAAGAGTGACTTTACTTCACGCTTTGTCACAAAGTTTCGCATATCCCTAGAGTAAAAAGGCAGTTGTCAGACAAACCGTGACTTTTTTGACATCAAAAAGTAAAGTATTCTCGGAACCCCCTCGCGTATACAAGACTTTTACTTTTTTGTGTCATTTGTGTCATTCGTCATTGTTTATGCGAAAAATGTCAGAAGAAGTCAAATTTATTGAAAATCTCATGAATAAGGATGAACAAACTATGACAAAACATGACTTTATAAGACAATTTGCTAATTTAGGTATCGCCATGATCCCATTACGACATCGGGGCAAGGAACCGATGTTGCCATCGTGGGAACCATTCCAAACCCGGCTACCCAGTGATACTGAGTATAAGATTTGTGATACAATAATTTTGTCTAGGGAACGTGGGCTTTTTCTTTTCTCGCCCGCATATAGCCGTCATTCTGTTTTAAGTTCGCGTTCCCTAGACAAGAACCGGGCGAGGCAGGATGGCGGCTATATGCTTGGAGTAACAATGTTAAAGCAATGTACACAATGTAGAAGGTGGAAACTAAGAAGTGAATTTCATAAGCGCGAAGAAAGTCCTGATGGTCTGAAGCCAATCTGTAAGGAATGTAGAAAGTCAGTTGAGAAATCATACAATACTGAATATCATCAAAACCATAAAGAAGAATTTCGCGAAAGAAATCGAAACTGGCGTTTAAACAACAAAGAAAAAGCTGATGAATGGATGCTTGCATACAGAGCCGAAAACAAAGATAAAGTAAGTGAATGGAATCGAAGGTATCGTGCGGCTCATCCCGAAAAAGTTCAAGAATATACTCATAATCGTTATGCTCGTAAAAAGTCTAATGGCGGCAATGTAACTGCTGAGCAATGGGAAATGCTCAAGCAGGAATATAACTATACTTGCTTGCAATGCGGACAACAAGAGCCTGAAATCAAATTGACAATGGATCATGTGTTACCACTAAAACTTGGTGGTAAACATGAAATAGAGAACATTCAACCACTCTGCGGGAATTGTAATTCTAGCAAGCAAGACAAACACATTGATTATAGGTGAAACATGGCAAAGATATTTGATTTCGCTATGCAGTTTTTGGAATTAGGAGTTTCTGTTATTCCGCTTTATCACCGAAGTAAGAACCCTTTGCTTATCAGTTGGGAACCATATAAAACAAAACTTTCTGCTGACCTTGAAATACGTCAGTGGTTTCCCACTGACTGGAATAACTACGGCGTAGTGGCTGGATGGCAAAACTTGGTCATCATTGATTTTGATGACATTGAATACTTCAACCTATGGCAGTTATGGTGTGGCACTCAGGATAGCGACGTTCAATACATAGCTGAGCGATCCTTCAAGGTTCTGACACGGCGAGGAATACATGTGTATCTGATGACTGATAAACCTGCAAGTAACAGCAAGCGAATTGCCAAGAAAGGCGGCATTGATATTCAGGCACAAGGCAAATATGTTGTGGGTCCTGGTTGTGTGCATCCATCAGGACATGTGTATGAGCCGACTGGTGATTTTATTTTTCCGATTGTGCCTGACATCGAATCCATTATGCCATTGGATCTGTTTCCACCTGTGGCAATTAGTGATGTGGAATTTCACGGTGAACCTCCGGTGATCGTGCCGATGGTTACTCAGTATGATGCTTTTGCAGCAGCATCGGTTGCATCGGATGTTGATCTGATTTCTAAAGTCAAACAGTCAGTGCGGATTGAAAATCTTTTCAGTGGTGTTCAAAAAAGTGGTGTTGATGGTCGGTGGTTGAAAGCATTATGCCCGTTTCATGACGATGCCCATCCATCGTTTTGGATTGACACTCGCAAGCAGTTGTGTGGTTGCAATGTATGCGGAATGAAGCCGATGGATGCTATCAATCTATATTCACGAATGCACAACATCAGTGAGAGCCTGGCTGTGAGTGAGTTGGCTCGGGAGGTGGGAGTATGGGGATGAACACTGAAGAAAAAGTAATGCAGGAACTAATAGATGCGGAACATAAAGCTTGGGACGCTTTATCTCGATACAAATTTATGATGTTTGGTTATTGGGCTGCTGTTTGGGTGCATCTCAATCGGTTATCAAATACAAAGAAATCTAATCCGTGGAAACAACTTGTTCAAGAAGCTAGGAAAATGCGATGATAAAGAAATTTGAAATGCGGCAAATTCGAGAAGCTATTGAATATGCAAAACAAGGTGGTCAAGCATTGCATGTTCATACACTTAATTCAGGTCATCGGCTTTTTCGCCGTTATCCTGTGATCGGTCATTTGTTCGATCAGGACACGAATCGGTTGATTTACCTGGCTTATCGACTAGGTGTGCGTGTTGTGAAAGTTGAACATCAGGGAACACCGAAACAACACATTGATTTATGTGGCAAGCCGTTTGAATTGGCTTGTGAAATAGCAAAGGCCGTTGAGTATCAAGGTGATGCCAATGAACAAAAAACTTGAAGCTCTTATAGAATTATTTGCTTGGCTCATGATCGTCGGCTATTTTATTTTGGTTGTTTGTAAGGATTGGCCGTGGTGACGTTGTTGGAAGCAACACAAAAGATATTGCCTGATGGCGTGCTCATGCAACGTGCCGTTTGGTTGATGTTCGGTTGCGTTGTTCAAATTGTTCGCTACGATGGTGATAACAGTTCGGTGATCGCGTGTGTAGGTAGGCGCGCGAAGCAAATGCCGCTGAGTAAAGTTGGCAAGTGGATCCGGGAGAGACTATGAAACAATATATGTGGTTCAGTGTGAAAACATTTGTCGGTGTTGCATTGTGTGCGGTTGTATTGATTTTAATTCTATCTAGTTGTACCACGTACCAGGCGCAAGCTCTGATGCAGAATGATGTTACTCCGCGACCATTGGTAACCTTATCGGCAACGATTGCGCCAAGTGTAACAATTGACTATAAGGCCACGGCTGAAGTGGCACAAGCACAGGCAGACATTGCCCAGGCGACCGCTGACGAGGCAAGACGGATCAATGCAATGGCGACTGCGGAATATGTGCGATTACTCAATGAGCAAATAGCATTTACTGCTGAAGTTGAGAGAGAAGAATTTGCAATCGCCTCTTGGACTCAAACCGCTGCGGGAACTGTGATACCGCTGACAGCAACACAACAAGTGATAAGCAACACTCAAATTGCAGATCAACGCACACAAGTGGCAAGTTTGATGACGGCAACCGAACATGCGCCTACGCAAATGGTAGCGATGCTGAGAGCGCAAAATTACCAGGTGTACGGTCGTGCAGATTATGTTGCTGGCATCGTGGGTAAGTATTCGATTGCAATAATTATTCTTGGTCTTGTTGCAATCCTATTGCGAATACCTGTGACGCGACATGATAAAGATCTGAAACCGGAGCCCGAACCAGAGCCGAAAGAAAAAGTATTAGGTACCGTGGTCACTGTTGCGCAAAGTCACGGCGGTCCAGATTACGGTATGACGCGCTATGTGGTGCCATGCACACCGGGGCAATTATCCGAGTTCGCGGAGAATATCACGCAAGGGAAAAAGACGATGGCCATTAACCAATGGGAAGGAGCCGATACGTTATTTACACGACCGGTTATTTTACGGTTTCGTGCATGGGCTAGAGATAATGATTTTGCGGTGAGTACTGAAGATAATCAGCTCGCACCGACCAATGATTTTATGGATTTTCTGTGTGGGTGGCTCGATAAGCAGCGCCTGCCGACTGAATATAAGTTCGCCGAAAAAGAGTCGGAAACTTCCTCCCCCTCTCATGTTTTGCATGATTCTGCCATGAGTATGAGAGTTTCTCCATGATCTCATGCGAAAATTGGACACAGGTTAGATCGGGGCAGGGGAGGTGGCGTTGATGAATCCCCTTTCCATCACCCCCTCTTTACTTCCTGGCTTGGTTGCGCGTCTGACACCTAGGCAATTGGAGATTGTCGGTTTACTGGCCGAGGGACATAGTAACAAGACGATAGCAGCGATACTGAGTATCAATTGGCTAACCGTCAGGACACATATTCATAATGCTTGTGAAAGACTGGGGGTTGATAATCGGATTCAGTTGATTGTGATTTTTGCAATGTGGAAAGTGGGGAAAGTTCCCTAAAGGTAACTATATACTTGCCACGTATGAAAACTTCCTCCTTGCAGAAACATTACAGCAGGATTCGGTAGGTATTTACCTATTGACAAAGGTATATACCTATGATAAACTATGAGTACGTTAGCAATTCGGCTGACGAAATACACCAAAGGAGTTATGACATGGATCAAGACACGAAAAATCAAGACTTTGTTGAATTTATCGACGAGACGGTTGACATGGCACTGGAAACCTGTGAGACGCAAGTTGAACTGGATGAATGGATATGGTGCTCGTGGAGCACGGACGACGCAAGGCGGCGAGATGCAGTCGGAACATTCCAGGATTTTAGACAGCATGTTCTGAATGTCCTGGATGCCAAATATCCTGATAAAGTTTTTGTGGCATAACATCACAACAGGAGTTTTGAAATGGCTACATATGAAGTCACGTACGCAAATCATTTGAACGAAGCTGGTGAGACTTTCGAGTTTCCTACTGACGATTTCAACAGCAATGGCGTTGAACTTGTCACGTTTGATTTCGTGGATTCCGACATCCGCGAAGGTGAGGATTTTGCACGCGAAACATGGAGTTACGAAGTGGATGATGAAGATGCTGGCCGCTTTGAAAGTGGTCTTGAACGAATTGACTCTGCGATCTCTTGGAAACGAGTTGAGTAGCATGGCACATAAGCCAAACTTCACAGCACAACTCACCAACAAAGAAGCCGTCCGCCAAGTAGCGGCTTCAGTTGGTTGCATCCACACTCGCGGAGCAGAGAAAGGAAAAGGCTCGATCCGTGAGATGTTGGAGGAGATCGGCGGCGGTGATGCCATTGTCATGTTCCATCTATACGAGTATGCAGACGACATCAAAAAAGATGTGAGGGAGCTAAGAAAATTAGCGAAGCAATATGTCGGTGAAAAGATGGAAAACACTTTGCTAGCCTTGGCAAACGCTTTAGAAAAAGTGCAGGACGTATACGATGACTGACAAGCCACAGACCTTACAGCAAGCTACAGTCTATTTTTCGGACAAAAGTAAAAGCCCCAATGTGGGGCTTTTTATTTAGGAGTAAATCTCTCTTTGCTTGAAAACTAAGGACACAGAAAATTATTTCATGGTACACCTCCGATTAATCGGACAAAAAGACACATTGCGCATTGTAACATACTGCTTTATTTCAAAAGGATTACATACACACTTTAGACGATAGTCATTATTGACTAGTGTTTGTAATATTGAGAGTGGAGGTAGCCATGAAACTTTTTCGTTTGATTTCGATTGTTTGTATCGTGTTGGTGTTGACCGCGTGTGCGCCGGTGGTGAATCGTGTCGTGCAATTACCTGGTGCATTGGCTCAATTTATTGAAGCCCTCGCTGTGCTCATTGTAGGTTGGGTATTTTCTCAAATTGGTGTGCGGCTTCCGTGGTTTGTCAAACTATTCGGCCAATATACTGATGAGATTGCATTTGCAATTTCCGGTGCCGTGATAGGAGCGATACAGACTTGGCTCAATGCGATCCCTTGGCAATGGGAAACGGTTGGTAATCTTGCACTTGCATTGGTGGTTGCAATATTGACAGCATTGCAGGTATTCAGGTTGCTAGGTAAAGCAGGCATCAAAAGTTTTCGAGCATAATAGGTACAACAATATGGCATCTGCGTGGGCGTTGGCGATTTGTTATTTACCAATGGCGGTTGTGTGGTTGTGGCTTTGGTGGCGTGAACGAAAACACTGGATGTTGGGTGTGGTTCAGTTTCCGTTGTTGATTGGGATGTTATATTTATGGATTGCTTGGCCGCAACCTCCTCAACCGGTATATAGTCCGGTTGCCCGCGCGGTTCTGTTTTATATGTGTGGTGCGGGATGGATTATGACATTATTCTACATGATGTGGGTGAACCGAAATGAATGATGAAAATCTCCGCAATAATTTGTTGTCTCTGTTGCTTGGAGGAATTATTACTTGGTTTACTACTCGTTATAAACCAAGGATTGAAAGAACTTCGGATCATGCTGAGCAACAACAAAAACTCATTGAAGGTCAGACAAAAACACTTAAGGACGCTTTCGATGAGATTGATGAAATGCGCACTCAACAACGAAAAACCGATAAATACATCAAAGCACAGTGGGTATACATCATAAGGCTTTTAGAGGAATATGTGCGTCTTGGTTTGGTACCACCGCGCCCGCCAAAAGATCTTGAAAGTGATCCTGAAATTATCCGATTGATTAGTATTGTGCATGATAAGAAAACCAAGGATATAAGTGGTGAATGAACTACGATCAACTGAAACAATATGCAATCAATAACCTCTGGCACGGTGAAAACAGCCGTGAACGGAATCGTGTATCTCTCGCCTATCCCGTAGCCAGCCTGTTAGCTCAGCCAAATTACTCCAAGGTTTGGGGCATTGATATTAGTCACTGGGATCATAATGTGCAACTTGATGTAACCAAAGCATTGGGTGCGCAATTTGTTTTTATAAAGGGACTGGATGGCACCCTAAGGACAAAATACTTTCCAGAGAATCGCGCCCGGGCGATTGCATCAGGTTTGTATCAAGCTCCTTATGTTTGGTTGTATCCAAATAGCAAAGTATCTTGTGTAGCCCAAGCACAAGAAGCTACAAAGTTGTTGAAAGAATATCCTGCTGACTTGCCGTTGCTTTTAGACTTTGAAACCACATACTACGCAGGGCAATTAGCTAATCCAAACTTTAATGACTTGAGAATATGGGTTACTGAGTTTTTGAGATTGGGTAATCGACGGCCGTTGCTTTATTCTGGCAAATATTATATGGATCAGTTCGGGATCATTCCCACAGATTTGAAGGAAATGTTTGAAGGTTTGCATATTGCTCAGTATGGACCTAATGTTCCTAGTTTGCCATTAGGTTATTCCCATTGGGAATTACATCAGTTTTCGGGAAGTGGTGACGCTATGCTTATTGCTCCCAACGATGCGAATAAAAAAGAGCTAGACCTTAATTACGCGTTCGATCAAACAACATTAGATAGATTGGTAGGAGTTATTACTCCCCCACCAGATAACGGAGTTACTATGAAAATCGGAACTGTAACTGTTGCCACGCTAAACATTCGCAGTGGGCCAAGTACGAGTAATGCAGATATTGGCGATTTGCTCAGAGACGATCAGGTTATTGGCGAGTTGGATCCTGTTACAAACTGGCTGCACTTTGGAAAAATTATCCGGGTCAATGGCACACAAGAAAATACGGACGGTTGGGCATTGGCGGCATATATGACACTCAAAGATTATGTGCCTCCCGCTGTGTCTGATTTGTCGGTGTCAATTACGGCGGGGGATGATGTAGTGTATGAAAAGCAGACAGTAACTATCACGCTGAAAGCGAAAGTATGACACTTCCGATTAGCATCACGCCGAATCCAAGTGAACCCGTGAAGCCTATTACTTTGCGTCGCGTTCGCAAGTGGGGCGATCCTGTGATGATTCAATACGGTTTCAATGTGAATGTTGTTGGTACAAGCAATTTTCAGGCAGTGCGAAGTTTCAACAAGGAAACCGGATTCGGTGCGGTAAGCAATTTTCTTTACATACCACACAACGAGGTAATGCTTTTGCGTGATATGCAATTTGCAGAAATTACAGAACGCGGTTATTTCGATGAAGATTCTAAAATGGAGTGGCTATGTAGTTGGCGCGGTTCGTTGTATATGTACAACAGTCAAGCCGACGAATGGCCTACCGCAAAAACCATACGTTGGGGCACGCTGACACTTGGGGGCAATCTTGTACAAGTAGAAAGATACGAAGTCATTCGTTATGTGTTCGGAACAAATTACGAGGAGAAAACCATTCGTGATGTGCCAATGGCGCGGCTTGTAGGGTTTAGAAAATCAGATTGGTCAAGACCATTAAACGATTTGATTTCAGAAGGACTTGTACACTATTGCTATTGCGCGTACAAAGATAATGGTTTTGGACATTCGCCGAAGGGAGTTGTTTATAGTCCATTCTATTCGCCGTTGGATTATGACTTTAGTGGAAATTTGCAACCCGACGCATTGTATATTCCTGAGATATGGTTAGAGAATGAGTGACGAACAGGAACTCAAACCACTTTCTGATAAGCACCGACGTGTTATGGATGCGTACCTTTTGTGCTGGAAAAAAGGCGATGCATATCGGGAGGTGTACGGTCCTAAGGGTGACTCTGGAGCCGCAACCAAGTTATTTAAGGATCCGAATTTCGCTGCGCATCTTTCAGCGCGACTGGATGAGGTGCACTTATCGGCAGACGAGGCGCTGAAACTACTCGCCGATATTGCACGTGGTGATCTGGGTGATTTCCTAAAAATCACTAAGGATGGTTTTGAATTGGACTTGAAGAAGGCCAAAGAAAAGACCAGGCTTATCAAACGAATCAAGAACAAAACTACTAAGATTAATGGTCCACGGATTGATAGAGAAATTCACACGGAAGAAATAGAGCTGTACAGTGCTTTGGATGCGTTGGATAAAGTGCTCCGTGTGCATGGTCGGTACAACGACACGCTGAACCTGAATACATCCGGCGCAACGGTGCAACCACAAACCTTTGTCATTCCCGCGGATAAGATAGCCCCAAGTTTTACCAATGTTTATAGGGACATCGTTCACAAGCGCCATACTGAGTATATTTTCAAAGGTGGACGCGGTTCAGCAAAATCTAGCTTTGTCTCAGAAGCGTTTATTTACCTGCTTGTCAACAATCCGCAAGTTCACGGTTTGGCGCTTCGTCAAGTCGCCGATACTTTAAGAGATAGCGTTTTCGCTCAATTGCAATGGGCTGTGAGTGAGTTGGGATTGGGAGACCAATTTAAGTCGACCCTTTCCCCGATGGAGATCGAATACCTCCCCACGGGGCAGAAAATTTATTTCCGTGGCGCGGACGATCCGGGGAAAATTAAATCCATCACTCCGACATTTGGCTATATCGGTATCGTCTGGTTTGAAGAATTAGACCAGTTCCGAGGACAGAATGCCATCCGGGTAGTGGAGCAATCCATCCGAGGTGGGGATGAGATTTATTATCTAAAGAGTTTCAACCCACCGGCGACCAAGAGCAATTGGGCGAATAAGTATCTTGAAATTCCAAAGGATACTCAGTATGTGCATAGCAGTACGTATCTGGACGTTCCCCCGGAATGGTTAGGTCGCACGTGGCTTGATGAAGCCGAACATCTCAAAGCGACAAACTTTGAAGCCTACAAAAACGAGTACCTTGGCGAAACGACCAATGATAGTGGCATGGTGTTTGCCAATGTAAAGGTGCGCGATATTACCGACGAAGAAATCAGTCAATTCGATTACGTCCTTCATGGCCTGGATTGGGGCTTTTATCCCGATCCCGCGAGTTATGGCAGAATGCATTACGACGCGGCAAGGCGAACACTGTATATCTATGGGGAAGGTAGGCACTATAAAAAGTCAAACGAAGATTTGTTTAATACGCTGGTTGAAGATAGTTTAATTCGCAAGTTGGAATACGGCGAGGGTAAGAAAAAAGAAGTCTCTTACCCCGACCTAATCATTGCTGATAGCGCGGAGCCTAAATCAGTTGGTGACTTCAAAGCCTATGGTGCAAATATTCGAGGCGCTGAGAAGGGACCAGAATCACGGAAATATTCTTACAAATGGCTGCAAGGTCTTACGGCAATAATCATTGACCAAAAACGCGCTCCCTATCATGCAGAAGAATTCTTAAACTGCGAGTATGAACGCACGAAAGACGGTGAGATTATCAGTGAATATCCTGCGAAGAACGATCATGCAATTGATGATACCCGTTATGCGACAAATCTAATTTGGAAACGACGAGGCGAGTAATGAAAAAACTGATTCTGATTTCAATGTTCATGATAATTCTGATTGTTTTGGCTGGAAACAAAATTCATTCAGAAATACAGGTTCAAAATAATAATATTGTTGTTGATGGTGATGTCGTCATGGGCAATGATCCTCCTCGATATGCGTACACGTGCGAGGAAGTTGAAGTCAAGAGTGCGCCCAGGTTTGACGCCCCCACAACATCAATACTGAGTATCAATACGAAGGTTTTCATCCGTGATATTGGTCGGGGTTACGGTGTGAACTGGGTCATGATTGATAAGCCTGCGCAATGGATTCCGATTGCAACACTATGTGATTGGTAATTATTATGTTTCAAAGAATCCTTTCCTGGATTAGAGAGGTACTCAATAAGATGTTATCTATTCCTACCGTGAAACAGGGATTGAATGTTGATGTTGCTATTACGCCACTGATGACTGAAGCATTGCAATTGTGGAGTGCAGTGTACAAGAACGAATCCCCGTGGCTGACTGGCGGTATACGATCACTCAACCTTGGAGCGGCGATTGCTGCTGAAGTGGCCAGGGATGTGACCATTGAAATGGATGTACAAATCAGTGGCAGTGCACGGGCTGATTTCCTGGCTTTGCAATTCACCCAAGTTCTCAACAATATCCGCACTCATATTGAGTATGCGTGCGCTAAAGGCGGGTTAGTTCTGAAACCTTACATCAAAGGTGATTCGCTCGTAATTGATTATGTCCAAGCGGATATGTTCTATCCCATTGCCTTTGATGCCAATGGAAAAATGACTGCGTGTGTTTTCGCAGATCAAAAGACTATTGGACAAACCTTCTATACGCGTTTGGAATTCCATTCCCCTGTTGAAAATGGATATAGGATTTCAAATACTGCTTGGAAGTCAACAGTTAGAGATACTTTAGGAAATCAAGTGTCACTCACTCAGGTGCCCGATTGGGCTGAGTTGGAACCTGAAGCGTTTGTACTCAACATTGACAGACCGCTATTTGCTTATTTCAAAATGCCGTTTGCAAATAACATTGATCCAACGTCACCGTTGGGAGTATCTATTTATTCTCGAGCGGCACAGGGTACTAAAAGTCTGATGCGCCAGGCTGATGAAGCTTGGAGTGGCTTACTGTGGGAGATGGAGTCGGGCGAACGTGCGGTTTACACAACTCCGGATGCGTTTGCCAAAGGGACTGACGGTAAGCCGAAACTGCCAAATCAGAGACTATATCGACTTCTCGACCTCTCCGCAGTGCAGTTAGATAAGCCCGGGTTTTTCCACGACTGGACCCCAACAATGCGGGAACAGAATTACATCAATGCGCTGGATGCAATATTGCGACGAATTGAATTTGTTTGTGGCTTGTCCTATGGCATACTGTCCAATCCGGAGCAAGTTGCACTGACTGCGACTGAAATCAAATCAAGCAAGCAACGATATTACGCTACGGTCACTGACACTCAGAAGGCTTTGCAAGATACTTGTGACGATTTGTTCTATGTAATGGATGTGTGGTGCACGTTGGGCAATCTTTCGCCAACGGGCACCTATAAAGTCACGTACCAGTTTGACGATTCGATTGTCTCTGATTATGACACTCAGTTTGTACAGGACCAGCAATCGGTCACGCAAGGCACGATGCCCAAGTACGTTTTCAATATACGGAATTATGGTTTATCTGAAGAGGATGCTCGTAAATGGATCACCGAAGCAAAAGCCGAACAACCTGCGCCACTTAGTTTCTTTCCCCCGGAGGTATGACATGGATAGAGCGTTTGTTACCAAGCTCGCTTACATTATTTTCTTTTTCGGTCTTGCCCTGTTTTTTCTGGGTATTGGTTTTCCCTATTTGAAAATACTGATAGGCATTGCCGCGCTGATATTGGGAATACTGCAATTAGTGTAGGAGTGACTAATGGATAAAAGAACATCTCTAACAATAATAGTTGTTGCTTTAATTGCTAGTTCAACAATATTGATTATTGCAAATCATCCTGGATGGGGAGGCTTTTTCTTTTTCGTGGCTACAATGTTGAGCGGCGAAGACATAGAAAAAAAATATAATGCTCACCTCTGACCAGTTCGACACGCTCACGCCCCCGATATTGAGTATCTTTCACGAATACGAAATATCCGTGATTAAAGATATCGCTCGTCGGCTGAAAAATCTTGACTTCGCATCTGCTGCATGGCAAGTGCAGAGATTATCAGAATCAGGTGCGCTGTATCAAGATGTGTTGAAACAACTTGCAAAACTCACTGGGCAGTCTGAAAAAGAGATTGCAGATATTTTACAACGTGCTGGTGTGAAAACAATCACGTTCGATGACAAGATATACAAGGATGCTGGATTGAATCCCTTGCCGCTTAACCTTAGTCCCGCGATGTTGCAGACACTAAAAGCAGGAATAGAGAAAACCAACGGAGTGATTGAAAACCTGACTAAAACCACCGTGCTGACGGCACAACAGAGTTTCATCCAAGCATCCAATCTTGCTTACATGCAAGTTTCCACCGGTGCAATGGACTATAACTCAGCGATACGGATGGCCATTAAGGACGTTGCATCTCAGGGGTTAGATGTAATTGATTACGCATCCGGGCATCAGGATAAGTTGGATGTGGCGGTTAGGCGAAACGTTCTCACTGGTGTTGCACAAACCGCAAACCAATTGCAGATCAATCGTGCGGATGAAATGCAAACTGACCTCGTGCAAGTATCCGCGCACGCGGGCGCGAGGAATAAAGGTGTGGGCCCAGAAAATCACGAATCCTGGCAGGGAAAAATATATTCACGTTCTGGCAAACATCCAAAGTATCCAAATTTTGTGGAAGTCACAGGTTATGGCACTGGGGAAGGATTAGGTGGTTGGAACTGTAGGCATTCGTTCTTTCCCTACTTTGAGAATATCTCTGAAAGTGCATACGAGAAATCTGAACTGCGAAGTTTGGCGAAACAAAAGGTTAAGTACAACGATCAAACTATCTCTCTCTACGATGCAACACAGATTCAAAGAGAAATTGAACGCAAGATTCGATTTTGGAAACGAACCGCTGAAGCATTAGATGCGGCAGGGTTGGATAATGCAAAGGAACTTGCCAAAATTTCCGGATGGCAAGCACGGATGCGAGACTTTATTACTGAGACTGGTTTAGATCGCCAACGAATACGAGAGCAGGTGCAATGAGCAATACTGAGTATTGTTCTTTTGGAAATAAGAGGGTGGGATTGGTTTTCGTCGCTGTAACCAATTCTACCCTTTGTTCGGGGGGTATTTTGTGGTAGGATAAAAGCGATACAGCGACCGCAAGCACTTACGAAAAGTGCGGCGGTTTTTGTGTTTTAAACTTCGCCTGACCAGCGTAACGGGTCAAACACACGAGGAGCGACCTCGTACAAAAAGCGTAGTGAAAGGCAAACAGGTAAATATTATGAAACGCGAAGATTTGAAAAAACTGCTTGGAGATGCTGCAACTGACGAAGTGCTTGACAAGATCATGGGTTTGAACGGTACAGATATTGAAACCCACAAAACCAATCTTGCTAATCTCACCAAGCAGCTCGAAACAGCGCAAGGTCAAATCACAGAAGCCAATAAGCAAATTGAAAGTTTCAAAAACATGAAACCGGAAGAACTGCAAAAGGCCGCTGATGACTATAAAGCTAAGTGGGAGCAGGCACAGAAGGATGCCGCTGACCAATTAGCCGCGGTCAAGTTTGATCATGCGCTTGAATCTGCACTCACTGGTGCTAAGGTCAAGAACATCAAGACGGTCAGACCACTACTCAGTATGGATAAGCTGAAACTGAAGGACGATGGCACGGTAGATGGTCTCGAAGATCAATTGACTGAAATCAAGAAAACGAACGATTACCTGTTTGAACCGGAAAAAGCTACCCCGAAAATTGTTGCGAGTAGCAATAATCAACCTGTTATCACGGACGCGTTTGAAGCTGCGATGTGGAAAGGTTCGGGCTTGAAGCCTCCTGGTACACAGCAATCATAAGGATTCTTTGCAATGGCAAACTCTGTTTCACTTGTAAGTAAATTTCTGGCACTCATCGACGCGGCATACAAAGCCATGTCGAAAACTGCCGTTTTGGATGCGATCACCCAGTCGCCGGATTATCTCGGCGCAAACGAAGTCAAGGTGATGAAGCTCAGTATGGTGGGTCTGGGCAACTACTCCCGCTCTACTGGCTATCCTGCTGGCGATCTGACCGCCGCATGGGAAACGATGACCCTGGCAACCGAACGTGGTCGTGCATTCACCCTGGACCGCATGGATAACGAAGAAATGCTTGGGCTTGTTCTGGGTAATCTCGTTGCGGAGTGGATGCGTATGCACGTTTCTCCTGAATTGGATGCGTACCGCTTCTCGAAATATGCCAGTTTTTCCGGCATCAGTGAAGTGGGCACACCTGCAACACTGTCAAATTCCACGGTGCTGGCTGCAATTGATGTTGCCACTGGGCAGATGAACGCAGATGAAGTACCGGAAGATGGACGGATCCTCTTTGTGTCCGATACCGTGCAAACGTTTCTTGATCAAGCGGTAACTCGTTCGATGAACAACAATGAAACCACTGTTGTACGGCAAACGAGAAACTATAACAACATGCAGGTCATCATGGTGCCACAGACCCGGTTTTATAAGGGCATTACCCTGAACGCGGGCGCGACCAGTTCCGCGGGTGGATTTGTGAAAACCGCAAGCACTGGCCGGGACATTAATTTCCTGATGGTGCATCCCTCTGCTGTACTTCAACCGGTCAAGCTCAATCAGGTGAAATATTTCCCCCCCGAAGTAAATCAGATCAGTGACGGGCATCTCTGGCAGTATCGCCTCTATCACGATACGTTCGTGTACGAAAACCATGTTGATGGTGTGTACTCGCACATCAAGGCAAGCTAGGAGGTTATTATGTTCCTAGAAAAAGATGGTGTAAGGATTGAAATCCTGGTTGCGGTAGATATTGCCCGATTGAAATCCGCAGGCTACAAGGAAGTTACCCCCGAGGAAGCGAAACCGCTCACCCCCGAGGAGCAAAACGCCATAGCAATCGCCGAGGTAAACAAGTCAAAGAAAACCAAAGGCGGTGAGAAATGACACTTAAATCTATTACCCCCGCGGGTATGTTGAAAGACATCAACGATAACTTTGCTGATCTTGGGCCAGTAGGCAGCGTCAATGGTTTGGGCACGTTGCGAGTAGCCCGTTTTGAATTTGATTGTGCTGTTGCTGGAAATCTTCCCATTGGCGCGCATGGCACGGGAGTAATTCTGCCCATTTATGCAATTGTGGTGGGTGGGTTTATTGATGTCAACACGGCGATCACTGGTGATACGAATGCAACATTGGCGATCCATGTGCAAGCGGCAAACGATATTATCTCTGCCGCGGCGGTCTCGGGTGCGCCATACAGCACAATTGGTCGAAAAGCCATTGTGCCAAAAGCCAACACGCCCGAATCAACTTCGGTCAAATGCACCGCAGCGCGTGAGATCACCTGCACGGTTGCAGTTGCGGCATTGCTTACTGGCAAGCTCACTGGCTATCTGTATTATGTTGAAGGTATTGCAAGCGCATAAGGATCTAGGAAATGGCGCCTTACGCCGATTACACGTATTACACCGGCACGTATCTTGGCACTGCGATTGCATCGGCTGATTTTGCTGCATTGGCATTACGGGCATCAGCAGTAATTGATAGGATCACATTTCAACGTGCCGCGGTTGATTTTGCGGCAAATACAAACGTAACAGCAATCAAAAATGCTATGTGCGCGGTCGCTGAAGAATTGCAACGTCAGGATCGTGCCGGTGGATTGGATGCAATAACCAGCGAAAGCCAAGGCCGATACTCAGTATCCTATGCGGTGAATTCCGAACGGTCAAAAACCAATCTTCAGAAACAGCAGGACGCCGCACGTTTATACCTCGATGGTACATTCCTGATGTTCGCTGGTTTTGTTGATGGAGAATACAGCAGTGATTCCTAACTGTGACATTACCATTTACAACAAATATATTGATAACCGCGTTGAGAAATGGCAACGGTCTGAAATCTTAGAAGTTGGTTGGGAATTGACCGATGCGGTTAGTGCACTGCGTTGGAACCTAGCGGCAAACATAGCTGTAATTTTTATACCTTTTGACCGCAAATTAACCGGTTACGTTAGTCCTAAAACTTGGCAAGCACTTGCGGATAAATCAGATCGTTGGACATTACAACAAGGCGATGTGATTGTGAAAGGCATTGTTACTGATGAGATTGACAGTGATTTCACAATCACTGACCTTCGAGCGGCAAACGATAATGTGGTTGTAATTGCAAGTGTAGACGCAATGGACTACGGTTCACCGGCGGTGCAGCATTTTGAAGTAGGTTGCAAATGATCAATCAGCCGCGGGATGTGACTGTACGTAAATCTGGCAACAAAGCGGAATTGGCCTGGAATATCCGGCTATCTTCTAAGTGGTCAGAACGCTATGGAGCTGCGCAAGTGTTTGTTGACAATGAAGTATTGTTACAGAGTGAACCTTACACTCCCCGTCTTACGGGAACGCTTGTTCGCTCTGGCATTCTTGGCACGGATATTGGTTCTGGAAAAGTGCAATGGATTGCACCGTATGCACGTTATCAATACTATGGCAAGGTCATGGCCGGTAAGCCAAGAAAGCCAACAAGCAAAAACCTTGTCTATCATGGCGGTGGTAAACGTGGTGCGTTCTGGTTCGAGCGCATGAAAGAAGTATCCGGTAAAACCATTATCGATGGTGCAAAGAAAATCGCAGGTGGCAAAAAATGAGTGTTCTATCAGCAATACGGACATTCATACTCACTTACAGTGGTCTCAACGATGACGCTGGAATGCTCATCGATGTTCTTGGCAAAACTCCCACGCAGTATGCTCTTGTGCCATTGCCAGGTACGAAACTTCTGGAAACATATCTTGACAATAGCTCGCTCCGTCAGTATCCGTTTGCATTGCAAAGTATGGAAAGCACCGCGGATGATGTTACACGACTAGCCAACGTTGAATTTTACGAAGCGTTCACTGAGTGGCTTGAAAATCAAAACACTGCTGGCACCTTGCCAACTCTCGGTAGTGGCAAAACCGCTGAGACTATCGAGTCTCTTGGTCAACCTATATTATTTGAATTCGGTGAGAGTGGCACTGGGATTTATCAACTCCAGTGCCGTCTCACATATCAGCAAAATGCTCCGTAGGAGAAAAACACAATGGCAAAAGTAAAACGATCACAATTCTGGACATTTATCAACACAACCCCGGCATCATCTGCAACCTATGTCAAACTTGGGCCCGGTGTGACCACAGGGCTTGTGAACTACAACCCCGAAGTTTCGACTGAAACATATATCCATGAGGATATAGCAACAATCTCAGTTGAGAAATACGCACCCACCATGCCGATTGAAGCGACGTGTATAAACACGGATGCGATCTTTGAATTTATTGATGGGCTGCGCCGCACAGCTACAGGCCCAGCCACTCTATCAGATGCTGAGACAGATATTCTTTTGGTTTATGGTTACGAAACGGCCGTAAGCACGGATCAATATCCCGCCCAAAAACAGCCGGTATCAGTCCAGATTGATAGTTTTGGTGGCGAAGGTGGTGTAGCGAATAAGATCAATTTCACCCTGAACTTTAGAGGTGCGCCCACGCCTGGTTTGTATGACGTTTCAGCAAATAGCTTTACCCCGTAACGAAAAGCCCACTCGCACGGGTGGGCTTTTTTGAAAGGATATAAATTATGGAAGGTTTAACCGAAGGTCGCATGGTTCACTTTGTTGCTAGGGATGGCATGCACCGCTCCGCCGTAATCACGCATGTTTGGAATAAAGAAACCGGAATGATAAACCTGTTTGTTTTTCCAGATGGCTCTCATTCGATAGAAAGCACGACTCCCACATCTATTTCATTTGATGCAACAGGTGCTGTCAATACCTGGCATTGGATTGAAAAGGCATGATCGATTCATTGCAGATCAATACTGGTGAAAAGCGAATCCCTATCGTGCGTGATGGTGAAAGCGTGGGCGAAATTGTTTTCAATCCGTCGGATGTGGTTTGGGTTGAAAGGTTTTACAAAATAGTCTCTGAGTTTCAAATCACGCTCACAGACTACCAGACCCGTTATAAGGCTCTTGAAAAAGACAAAGACGGTAAGCCTGTACAAGTGGATGTATCTTTAGCATTGCTGCATGATGCTTGTACCTATGTCAGAGAGAAAATTGATTATGTGTTCGGCTCGGGAACATCACAACTTGTTTTTGGTGACGCAATGGTGATCGAAGTGTTCCCCCAATTCTTTGATGGCATTACGCCGCATATAAAAACCGTGCGTGCCGAAAAAATTGAGAAGTACACAGGCAAGCAACGCAAGAGAGTTTTGAAATAAACATCCTCACCGAATCTCCACCTGATAGCGTTGAGATAAACCATACTGAGTATAAGGTTGTCTCCGATTTTAGAACTTGCTTGCGAATCATTTTAGCCTTTGAAGATGAAGAATTAACTCCGCAAGAAAAGCAAGTAATTTTACTCAGTATGTTGTATCCCATTATTCCTCCTGATGCTCAAGAGGCAATCAAGAAAGCAAATTTATTCTTGAGTGGTGGCAGGATCAATGAAGAAGATGAATCAGAACCCATGCGTCTGTACTCGTTTAGCAAGGACGCAAATTTTATTTATGCGGCGTTCAAACAAACACATGGAGTTGATTTGCAAACCGCTAAGTTGCATTGGTGGCAATTTCTGGCTCTGTTTATGGATCTAGGTCAGGACACGACCTTTTGCCAACTCGTAGGACTTCGCAAGCGGTTGCGTACAGGCAAAGCCACGAAAGAAGAACGCGCCGCCGCGCGTGAAATGGGAGAAATGATAGATCTCCCCGAATTAGATAACCGCACATTTGAAGAAAAGGAAATGGCGTTGGAATTCGAGCGCAAAGTTGAAGAGGCGCGTCTAAAAAGGTTAAGCAATAATGTCTGACGGCTCCGTAGTTATTGACACAAAGATCGATCAGTCTGGCTTCAACGCTGGCATGAAGAAATTGCAAGCATCTGCCGCTGGTGCGCTGAATACTATTTTGTTTCAAGTTGTAAGGATTGGCAGTGGTATTCGTGGCGTATTAGAGGGTGTTGTTTCATCGGGTGTGGCAGTACTTAAGAAACTAATTGTAGGTACGTTTTTAGTTTTCGCTTTATCAATTGCGAAAATCTTTGGAGCTATTCGTGATTCAATGAGTGATGTACTCAAGCTGCGTGGTGCTGATACTGTCAAACAAGTGGATGAAATCAAGAACAGCTTTGAAGAACTCAAGGCCGCGGTTGCAAATGCCTTTTTGCCATTGATCATTGCGGCGATCCCGTATATAAAGATGGCCTTATCCTGGCTAATTGAATTATTCAATCGCGCATCTATGATCACCGCGGCATTTCTGGGTCAGAAAGAAGCTCTGCAAATTATTCAAGGTTCCGCGCAAAAGATAGCGGATGCCAATAAAAAGACCGAGAAAGCTGCCAAGGGGCAACTTGCGGCATTCGATCAAATCAATGTGCTACAAAAACAGGAGTCCGGAACCAAGACCGAAAATTTACCCAAAGTTGCAGCAGAGTTAGTGCCCATTACTGATGAAATCATAGGAAAAGTTCAAACAATCAAAGAAGAAATTTCTACCTGGTGGGGAGATGTTGTGAAAGGATTTCAATTTACTTGGGAATTTATCAAACAGTGGCTTGAAGATGCAAAAACAGGATTTAAGTTTTTAGGAATGTTCTTTGCTGAAATTTGGGATAAAGTGGTTGTTGCTCTTTGGAATAATTTTATAGATACATGGGCACTTATCTTTGAAAATACTAAAGAGACGATTGAAAGAATCAAGGAAAGAGTCATACAAATTTTCACAGGACTAAAGGATTTCGTTCATGGCATTTTTACAGGTGATTGGGCTCTCGCTTGGGAGGGCTTGAAAAACATTGTTGCCGGTGTGTTCGGTGCAGTGTGGGAATTGTTCAATGGCATGCTGATAAATATGTCTATTGCTCTCGCTGGAAATATAAACACCCTGAAAATACTGTGGGGTGCACTACAGCCCATTTTCGGCGATACGTTAGATTGGGTTCAAAGCAAATTTGTTTCCGTGTTCACTGGCATACAAACATTTGTACAAGATGTAATCAATAATATTTTGGGTTTCATAAACTTGCTAATTGGATCTATCATGTCGGCTATGGAACTTGTATCAGGGCTGAACGTTTCTCCTGGTGCAATTGGCGGAGGCACTGTCACTGCACCTTCAACTCGTGTTCCCCGATTAGCCACAGGTGCAGTCATTCCACCGAACGCCTCATTTGCCGCAATACTTGGGGACCAACGAAGCGGACGCAATTTAGAAGCACCCGAGGGACTTATCAGGCAGATCATTCGAGAGGAGTTAGGTAATGCAGGAGGGCAAGAAATCAATGTACCTGTTACTCTCACCCTCGATGGCGAGGTACTCTATAAGAGCAATAAACGTGTATCCATGCGACATGGCAAGAATTTAATTTCGAGTGGTAACACATGAGCATCGTAATTGATTCTACTACCTATAATATCCCCTTCAAGGTTGTAAACCGCAAGGCTGACTTGCTCTTTAAGGATGGTGCGGGACGTACAGAGGATGGCGTTTTACATGCTGAAATTCTTGGCGTGTACTATAACTATGATTTGGAAATGGGCATGAGTGCCAATAATGTTTCAGACTACGCCGCGTTGTGGGTGAAACTTACCGAACCTGTGAACTTACACGAAATTACCCTTCCCGATGAATCAGGTACGCTCACTTTCGATTGTTATTTTGCTAATATCAAAGATACTGTTATCAAGCAAGGAGCTACAAATTATTTTCGTAATCTGACATTTTCGGTAATTGCTATCTTCCCCGCGAGAACACCTGCATGAGTACACATCCGATTGTTATATTTGGTCGCAGTGCAATTACTATCAAAGATGATATTACGAGCATTATAGCAATTGACCAACAGCCATTTGTAAATCTAAACGATCTGGCCTCTGGCATCTATGTTGATAAACCTTACGCAACTTATGAGCCTGATTATTGGTTGTTGGATGGTAATTTCAAATTTGCACCAAGTGCCAATGCTCACCCTGGATACATCAGCCTAGAGCAAGCTCCCTCTACGTCTACATTTGTAATTACTCCGGTGCTCACGATCACATTCAATTCGGTGCATTCCACTACCGGTGGTTTGACACTGCATTTTTCAACATTAGCGGATGAGTATGCCGATAATATTAGCATTCTATATTACGATTCTGTTGGTGCTCTTATTCGTAATGATACTTATACTCCCACAGGGAAAGATTTCTCCACAAATCAAGCCGTCTCTAATTTCAAGCAAATAAAAATCGGTTTTACATCCATGCACAAAGCCTATCGTTATGCACGTCTACTCAGTATCGATTTTGATTCGGCGGTGACGTTCTCCGGTGCAAATATCAAAGCGGCGCGACTGATTGAAGATATAAACCCGTTATCTATTGAACTCACTGTAAACACATTAGATCTAACTTTATTTTCAAGTGCAGGTGCATTCAGCATTACCAACCCCACTGGCATTTATGCAAATTTACAATATAAAGAACCACTAGATGTTTACGAATCAATCGACGGTTTGTTAGTTTATCTGGGCCGGTTCTACCTGGACGAATGGAACAGCGAATCGGAAAACCTTGCAGCGTTTCGCGCGTCGGATGGAGTAGGATTGTTAGAACGTGGCACATATATCGGTGGGTTATTTCAAGCTCCAACTATTTCAGTAGGAGATTTGGTATCTGCCATTATGAGCGCGGCAGATGTTGATTACGTAATAGATGCTTCTCTCACTACTCCCAAAGTTGATGGACTGATTGAATTATATTCAAATTGCCGTGATGCTTTGCAACAGGTTTGTTTCTATGTTGGTGCGTATGTGACGTGTGCAAGGTCAAAAGTTATAAACATCCTTCCCCTTCCCGTTCCCCCTGGTGCAACTGGAAACGATCACGCACTTACATCTGCTCAAAAGGGTATTGCGTCTCCATTGACGCTCAAACCACTTGTAACGGGAGTGGAAATCCACCAGTGGGCATACGACTCAGATAACGCTCCCACGGGTGAGATTTTATACTCTGCGACATTGGGAACTGGCAATCATACAGCAATTCTGGGCAAAGGCGCAAAACTCGCGGCAGGGTTAACCTTGGGCGGTACTGCAACTTATTCAATTACAGTCAACCGCTATCTCTATGCAACTATCAATGTTACTGTGGCGGGGACGGTAATACTTAGCCAGAACGAAGGATTAACCATTACAGAAACCTATGTAGGTGAATACAATCCCTCGGTGCCCGCGGGGTCACAGGAGAACGTTGTCATTATTGACAAAGCCACTTTGATGACTACTGCCAGTGTTACCGACACAATAGCCACTGTGACAATTGCTGAACGTGTTTATGATTATTACCAACAGCGATATTTGCAAAAGACAAAGCTCTTTGCCTCGTTGATGGTGGTAGGTAATTCGGTACTTGTCAATGTGCAATCTAATAAACAGCTTAGTGGCATTGTGGAAAAAATGACTACCGATCTCTCCGGTGGGTTTGTGTCCGATGTTGAAATCGTTGGAGTAATTGTATGAGTTATGTCACCCCGATCACTGACCGAGCACAATCGGACATTACAAATAAAACATCTAAAGGCTATTGGAATGTTGCTGATTGGTCACGGGTCTATGGAAATTCAAGGCTTGTAAATGGACTTACGGCAATTGAACTGGGCGCATTAGTTTATTTTGACACGTTGATTATGCCAACAATCATTACAATTCCCACAGTGGCAGAATTCAATATGTTTCTTGCCAATATTGAGCGCGTACGTGTTGCTGTATCTGGAGAATCCATTTCGGGGACAACCACAGAAATCAAAGATGATTACATCGCGGGACCGGGACAAGATGCGCCAGATTTCAGTGATGCAAATTTATGGGAAAGTACACTGGATGCAATTTGGGATTATTATGATGGGGCAAGTCTGAATATATGCCCAACACTTAATAATGATCTGACTATTCTCACGGGTACTCAGTATGTGGTTGTAGATTGCCTTGATTTGGCTACCTACAATGTAGATATACAGGGAACGGGAGTGTTAATTATATTATGACTACTATTTACAACGTAAATAATGCAATTGTCAGTGCTTTTGCTTTGCCGCAAGGTTATTTAATCAATGGACTGATACAGGTCAGTGTGACATCTAATAATTTGACCGTTGCAATCAAAGGATTAGATGGCAATAATCCCAGCGCATCTAACCCTGTTTATGTTCGGATCAATAATACTATTCGTGCAATCACCGCGGCATTGAGTGTGACCAAAAACGCCGGGACGAATTGGTGTAATTCAGGATCAGCGGAACTGGCAACCAAAGAAATAGATTATTTTGTGTACCTGATTTGGAATACTACACCTGCCACTGACATTATTGACATTGGTTTCAGTCGCATTCCATATGCGCGGGTATATTCTGAATTTTCAGGTACATCAACAAACGAAGCGTATCTTGCACAGGGCAACGCTTCTACACCAACGTCCACGGATGATTGCGTTGTAATTGGGCGCTTTGCGGCAACACTTTCAGCGGGAGCAGGTTATACGTGGTCGGTTCCCACTTTTACAACTGCAAACCTGATTCAACGTCCAATCTTTGAAACCCGCTGGCTGGATTTTGCTCCTGTTCATTCACGCACAGGCACGAACTATACAAATTTACCAACGCAAAATGCAAGATCGTACAGGATAACTTATGATTTGATGATTCTCAAAGAAACTCATTCACAAAACGCCACGCCTGGTGGCACAGGCGATCAGCAATTTACAATACCCTGGACACCACCGAATTACAATATGGGCTCCGCTCGAAATGTAACGGACTATTATGTCATGACATGTGCGGTAGCATTTTCATCTAATCTGTGCTTGCTGAAAAAATACGATGGCACAACGGACGTTACAGCCAGCAAGCAATATGATACAACGCTGCATATCAAAATGAGATAAATCACAATCGCCAATTATCCACCGGACTAGCACGGCGGTGAGCACTCTCCAGATCGGATTTTACAAATTCTACGTATCGCAGGGTCATGGGTAAGGTTTTATGACCCATGAGTTTTTGTAGTGTGAAAACATCTCCACCGTTGCGAAGATACTCCACTGCGAAAGTATGACGAAAGCGGTGGGGATGTGCACGAACAACTTTTGCATTGCGTCCAACACGATTGATTATCAATCTAATTGATGCCGCTTGTAAATCAAACAGTCGTTGTTCATGATTTGGTCTTGCTTGTTGTTTAGCGATATATTTCCAAACTGCTTGTTTTGCCCTTTGTCCAATATACACCGTGCGCGGTGAACTTTTTATACTGCTGCGATAGGGACGAACATAAATTTCACCATTTTCTAAATTCACATCTCCAACCCGCAAGCGGAAAAATTCACCAAGTCGCACACCGGTGTCAAGTAAAATTAGAATAATTGCTTTATCTCTATCGGCATTGGGGCGTTTAATTCGATAAGTTTTTCCTGATTGCTTTGTCACTTGTGTATATTCTGATGCACCAATCAGCCGCTTTACCTCATCGTGTGAAAATGGATGGATTTGTGGTGATTGGTATTTGGGTCTGGGTAATTCCAAGTCTGGCCGATTGATACTCAGTATTTCTGTTGCCCAGTTATAAAAGCCTCGGATTGTTTTCCAGTGATTGTCAATCGTCGCCGGTGAAAGCGGTGAAGGGTCCCCATTGAATCGCTTTGGTTTGTAATCGGTGCGAAGATGAACCAAATATCTTTTCCAATGCTCGAGTGTGAGCGTTTCCAATTCCGGATCCTGGAAAAAGACGCTCATATACTTGAGTTGATACTGTATTGTTGGAATATATGCTGGGGAATAATTGTTGGTTGCGTCCAACAGAAATCCCTCAATAGCTTTTGAGAATTGCAT